TCTCACTCACTCTCATTTATTAATCTACAGAGTTAAATCAATAGAGTCTCATCCAAATAAAAATAAAATAAAATCCTGATAGAATCAGATCTGACATTGTCGAATTCGGGCAGTCATAAGTCGTTGTGGTTCAAGGGGTTAGCGGCTTCGATGACTTGACTTCAGCATTCGACTGTGCTATCCTAAGGTATTTAATTCCCGTCCATGAGATCAATAATTATATTATTATTCGGATTGCTAAGTTTATTACCACAGTCAGTAGGAATTATTTATCCACCTGAAGGGCAGCCTATAATTCCATCCATCCAAGTACTATGGATGACACTACCTGTTCCTGACGTAGTTAATCCTGTATTAGATGCTAGTCAAATAATTGATAAATTAATTGCAGTTACATTCACAGATTATCCTACGCAAGCATTAGCTGATGCTTTTTGTATGTCTGTTATAGCTAATGATAATCTAGTATTAGCAGGTGACCCATCTAATATTGCTAGAAATAGATTAGATGGTTGTATTCGAGTAGATTACACTGCTGTTAGTGATGGGGTAGATTTTAATTGGGGACAAACTAACTTAGAAAAATATAAAATTCAATATAATGCTGATATAGATCAATTTTATACAAATTCTAATCAAAGTTGTGGATTAGGGTATCAAGATTCTTGGCAATATGGAGTTAAATGGGGGCATTCCTGGGTAGATAGGCCGTGCGCGATTAGTAACTTTTCTAATATACATGAACAAGGGCATAATATGGGAGCTAATCATGATCCTCCTAATGCCGGTACTTCAATTTTTCCTTGGGCACGGGGATTCTGTGATAGTGCTCATGCTAGACGTGATGTAATGACATATCCTAATCCTTGTGGTGGTAATAGGGGACCATTCTTTAGTAATCCTAATATTAGTCCTTATGGTAGTCCATTTGGTGATGCTTTAACAATGGATAATGCTAGAGCTATACGTCAAGCAGGTCCGATAATTGCAGGGTTTAGAAGTTTGTCAACAATTTTCAATCACCAAAGGGATTGAGATGAAAAAGATTCTGTTAGTTCTTTTAGTCCTGTTAACGGCTGCAAATGCTTACGCTCAGAGTTCTTGTGATAAGCCAGCCCTTTCAGGTACTACTGTTATCTTTACGACTACGTTTCCTTTCGCAGTATCAATTCCGGCTGGTATTACTCCAACAGCCTTTAAGATTACAGTTAATGGAACACAGAGTACATTAGCTACTACTGTTACAACTCCTGCTACTGATGGTAGACAGTGTTTTCTAGCTTCTGTAACAGTTGCAAACAATAGCACAAGTACTATTACTACGCAATACACTCCGTCTGGCGGTACGGAGTTATCTAGTGCCCCTTTCGTATTAAGCGTCGTAGACCCCAAGCCGGTAAATCATCCTCGTTGAAATAGAGGTTAACATGTTAATTTCAAATGATGAAGCATTAAAGCGATTAGGATCTCCGTTAAACTTATTAAATAAGATGCGTGTGTCTTCTAGAAGTAATGCTATGAATTTATTTGTTCCACCTAGTAATAACAAATCTAAGATAGAAGAACCAGCCGTTCCCCCATTTCACAATCCATTCGATAAAGCCAAGCAGGAATTAGTTTCAGATTCAGCTATAATTCCTGAAGTCCTTCCTAACTCTGAATCTACTGCTGCTAAGACGGCTGAACCTACTCTTGATGCATTAATTGCTAATAGCGATAATGATATTAAGTTAGCACTCGCACATGACACTGCGATAGATGTTATGGTTAGTGCTATGCAAAAAGTTAAAGGAGATATGGATAATATTAAGTCTGATAAACTTCCTAGTGTGATAACGGCTGCAAGTAAAGTTGTAGAAGGAATTAGAAAAGAACGTAATGAAAATAGTAAAACTAAAATTGGTAGAGATGTTCATTTGCACTTCTATACTCCAACTCAGAAGAAACTAGAAGATTATAAAATCATCGAGGTTGGGACATGAAAAGACTTTTGATACTAGTTCTAGTGATAGGACTAGTGGCTTGTGCAGGAACCTTACGCCATAAGCTAGTAGTTACTTCTGCTACTTCTCATGTCATTTTAGTAGAAGCTCAGGAAACAGTTAAGTCTTTAACTTGTGATGTATTACCAGGCTTTTCTCAATGTATTGGACCAGAACTTCGTAGGAAGTTAGCTGGTGATTTCGTTAAGGCTTTTCAGCTAGATGAAGATATAACTACTGCTATTAGAAACTGGGATGGTACAACTCCTCAACCTGCACAAATCCCTCAATTAATATTAGATTTAACTAATGTAATAAGAGATATTCTAATGCTAATTCCTACCAGTCCACAAAAAGACAAGCTAGAAGTTAAGATAGGAGTCAGATAATGGACCCACTATCTTCAGCCCTTGCATGGATTAAGATAGGACAGGTTATTTTAGCTGGTGGAATAACTGTAGTAGATGATTTTAAAAAGTTTCTAGCAGACCACGGTATCGAAGCCGATAATGCTAATCTAGATGCTCAGCTTGCTGATATTAAAAAGCGTAAGGCTGAAGAACAGGCCATTAGAGATGGTGATACTTAATGGATGCAGAATTCACAAAGTACTTGGCCACGCTAGGAGTAGGAGGAATCCTAGCTGGTTTAATGTTCATGTTTTATAGGAAGGATATAAAACAATATACTGAATTATGGAAGATGGCAACAGATCAATTAATGTCTACAGTGAAAGATAATACAACAGCATTAACTAAATTAATAGCTTTGATAGAAACTCAACAGCGTAATCAATTACGGAAAGAAGATATAGAAGAATTAGTTGAACATCGAATTAATAATAAATGAGTAAGCTCTTAAAAGTTTTAGGGGGGATGTTAAATCCTTCCATTTCACCAGACGGGACCAAAGTACTCGGAGGGAACGGTAATCTTAAATATTATAATATAATAGATGGAACAATAAATCATGTTGGATTCCCTGGACAGGGTTATCTACGAGGCGGATGGGTAGATAATGATATAATCCTACTTCAGAATGAAGCAGATACTGACCTGTATTTATGGAGGAGCGGAACAGCAACTAAATATAGAATAGGTAAGTACGGTGGTAATTCATTACGAGTAGGAGCTGGACTTAATTATGCAACTTGTATTTATGGGGAAAGATTAGAATATAATGATATAGAATTAGGAGATAAAAACTACGATATAGATTTGATAGGTCAATTATTAGTATCTAATTATAATCAGGAACAGTCAGTTCGCGTATGGCATAACGGAATATTTATTAAAGACTATGCGCCACTTACTCCACCATTTGTAGTTCGAGCTAGTGTAACTGGTCATATAGGATATGGATACTTCAGTAAATCAGCTATTATTAATCCAGATGGGACTCAGAGATTAGTTAATCTAGTTTCGAATGAGACCCCCGGTAAGATAGTAGTAGATAAAGTAGGTAGTTACTGGATAGTAACATCGGATGATAAACGAACTTATCTTAGACCTCTAGGTCATACAGATAAGACAGCTATTATATTAAACTCAGAAAGTAATAGATTAGATATATGGTCGGACGGTAATAAAGTAATCATAGCTTGTGATAAGACTGACGGTACTTGTAGTATATTTGAAGCTAATTTCAATGAAGCGTTGGTTCCAATTGAAACAATTCCAGAGCATCAGATGATTATACCAGCCGTTACTGTAGATAAATGGACTCTCAAGAACATGGAAGATGGAGGAGAATTCATCATCCATGATAGAAATAATCCTACTGAGGGTTATAAGTGCCGAGTCTATATACAGGGTGGTAGTCTCTATGGTGAGATGACTAATGCTAAAGGTACTGCTAAGACAGGAACTTTCAGACCTGTAGAGAAGTGCCCAGTAATTAATCCACCTAATCCAACTCCTCTACCACCTGGACCAGTTACTGATGCTACTATAGTAAAGAATGGTAAGTTCTTTCGTCGAGAGAATGGCGAGAGAATGACTGTAATAGAATCTTCTGAGTTCTCTTTATTTAAGCGTTATCTAGACCATGATCCGATGTATGAGACAGTACTTAATCAGCGTAGGGCATTAGGATTTAATACAGTTCGCGTATGGCTAATGAATAAAGGTGTAGTTGCATTTCGTAATGGTGTAGAACAGGATGGGATTTATCCTAATCAGTATCCAGATTTCTATTCTAGATTAACAGCATTAGTAGACGATTTAGCTAATAGAAAGTTCTGTGTAGAACTGACTGCCTTCGCGGTTAATATACCATTAGATATGCCTAATCCTACTGACCAGCAGCATCATTTAGATGCAACAGCTAATGCAATCAGGGGAAGAAAGAATGTTATTATAGAACTGGTTAATGAGAATGATCAGCATGATAATACTGTTAGTACCTCTTTAATCAGACCTACTGGAGTAATTATATCTCATGGTAGTAATGGAGCAGATCATAGAGCAGTTCAGCCAATCTGGGATTATGGTTTGTATCATTCTAACGCATTGAGTGAGTTCCAGCGTAAAGTTGGACATAATGCTATGGAATATGCTAACATGGATAATGTTCCATATATTAGTAATGAGAATACTCGTTATCCGGAGCAAGATTCTAGTGAGAATCATGCATATGATGCCGCAGCCGGAGGAGCTTTATTATGTGCTGGTAGTTGTTTTCATTCTACTGCAGGAAAATATAGTCGCCCATTCGATGATACTGAATTAAGATGTGCCAAGCAATGGATAGCAGGAGCTAACTCAGTTCCATTGGAATACCAAGCTGGTGTATACGCTCGACATGATGAATTGAATAGTTCTACTGTAATTCGAGCCTATTCACGAACTCTTTCCGATGGTCGAAGATGGTTGGTCAAGATAAGGCCATGATAATAATATTCTTATTCATCATTATAGTATTACTACTTGTAGTCATTGTTTTACAAACAACTTTGGGGGGTTCGTTCATGGCACTCAACGCAGAAGTCAAGGCTTACGCAGATCGTGTTAGTGCAGCAGTAGCTAATATTAGTGAGGATATTAAGCGTATTCTTGCTAATCAGACTACAGTTCTATCAGATGAAGATAGGGCTACTTTAGAAGCTGCTGTTGCTGGAGCAGAAGCATTAGCAGCTCAGAATCCTGAGCCATAGTTAACTTTCTGATGGGGTAGTCAAAAGATTGCCCCTTCTTTTATTAAAGGAGAAAAGATGCCAGTAGAAACATTGAGTGCTGGTCCGGTGTATGCTATTACAAATAATACGATTAGAGCTTTGCCTCCACGTATATCACGTTTATTTGTAACATTCAGTACGGCTACATCAGTCGATGTTAGTAATGATCCAACTATGGCTAATCCTCAGAATTATTTACCTGCTGATTTCAAGTCGGCTGGCAATGCTGGTATCTGGTGCACAGCATCGTTCATCCGTGTTAATGGTGGTAACGCATTAGTATCTACTGAAGTTTAATCATGTCTGTTACTGCTGCACGTACAACGACTGTTCAATATTCTGTTGATGTATCTGGAACTGAGACATTAACGGCTGCAGTTAATGCTGCTAGTCCTGGACAAATAGAAATTAAGAATTTAGCTAGCGGTGCTAATACTATTACTGTTCCAGCCGTTATTCCTGTTTGTTGTATCATTAAACCTCCTACTGGTAATGTAACGGCTATTACTCTTAAAGGTATAGCTGGAGATACTGGAATTCGTATTCATAATACTGATCCAACTGAAATAGCATTAGATCCTTCAGTAGCATCATTTGTATTAAATGCAGGCGCTATCATTAATGGTGTAAGATTCTTCTGGCTTTGAGAGGATTAAATTGTGGCAAATCTACATCTCGTTTTGCTTGTATTTGCATTCGTTTTGTTTGCATTAGCAGCTCTTGGGATTCCAAATCCTCCAAGCCGTTACAACCTCGTAGCTGCTGGATTAGCTTGTTGGGTTGGTAGTTTATTTTTAGTTTAATTAACGGCTATGTCCATATCATTAACTAATAATATCGAGTCTATTGATCCAGGCAATAATCTCTATGAGGACTTCATTCGCGAAAAGAATGTTAAACCTCATGAGAAACAAGAAGATGTTTTACGGCTGCCAGATGAGGTATTCGAAGCATTATATGGTGGTGCCGCTTATGGTGGAAAATCTTGGTTACTTACATTGTTACCTCTTTTTCGGGGGTTCTATAAGTTTAGAGGCTTTAAGGGCATTATCCTCAGGAGAAAATTTCCTGATCTGGAACGTGAAATCATACGGTTAAGCAAAGAATATTATCCAGCAACAGGAGCAAAGTACAATGAAACTAAACACGCTTGGGAATGGCCACAGTATGGTACTTACATGGACTTTGGTCACGTTCAGCATAATACAGATATTAGTATGTACGATTCTGCTCAGTACAATTACTGTGGATTCGATGAACTTACACACTTTGATGCTTATCCATACCACTACATGGTTGGTTCTAGGGTTAGGCCAGGTGGTGATTTCCGTATTGCTTTTGTTAGGAATGGTACAAATCCAGGCGGTCCTGGACAAACTTTCGTATACAATAGATTCATTAGACCATGTGAAGATGGATACAAACTTATTCGAGATAAATCCACAGGACTCACAAGAATCTTCATCCCAGCACTAATCGAAGATAATCCATATGGCTTAGAGTTTGATCCATTATATGCAAAGAAATTAGAGATTCTAAGAGAAGCTAATGAAGCTGAATATAAGGCAAAAAGATGGGGAGATTGGCACGCATTTAAGGGTAGTGTCTTCACAACCTTTAGAGTCATTAGGATTCCTGGTGAACCAGATAACGCTTTGCATGTTGTCAAACCATTTGCTATTCCCGAATGGTGGCCAAGAATATTGTCTATTGACTGGGGAAAAACAGCAATGTGCTATGCTATGTGGGCAGCCATCAGCCCTGAGCGTAGAGTTTATATCTATAGAGAACGGGGATGGAGAAATAAAGATGTCAGCATCTGGGCATCAGAAGTAAAAAATATTCACTATGAGAATAATGAAGCACCTAGTCACGTTGTATTATGTGGTTCAGCATGGCAGAATAGGGGTGGAGAAGAAATACAACAGACATTCTCTAAGTATTCAGGATTAGTTGCTAATTCATCTTTGAATGCTCCTGGGACTAGAATTGCTGGATTACAGTTGATTCATGAGTTCTTACGCTGGGAGAAGGGAGCTAAGAATCTAAGTAAAGAAGAATTCTTTGATATGCAAAAGGCTCAGATGATTTATCGTAAGTATGGTGAAGAAGCATTAATGAGATATAGAGCACAGTTTCTTGATGAAGAAGATGAAATTAATATTCCAATATTACAGGTATTTGATACCAATGAGATTCTAATTGATACAATACCAATGGCGGTGTATGATGAAAAGAAAACAGAAGATATTGCTGAGTTCGATGGTGACGATCCTTTGGATTGCTTACGTTATATGTGCAAGGCGTGTAAGAGTTATCTTAATGGAGAGCTGGGAGATCTTAAAGCACAAGAAGAAGTTAATAGGATTATGCAGGCTTATCAGACTGATGGAGATATGACCATGTTCTATCGTAGAATGGAAGTACTTGAGAAGGGTAATAGCATTATTACTGATGAATTACAGCCTATCCGACAAGTTGGAATCTTGGCAAGACGTAGGAGGATGATGTGAATTTCTTTAATTCTGAACCGTGTAAATGTTGTGAAGTCTATAAGTCTCAGCTTGAACACGAAAGAGCTTTGAATCAAGAACTATTAACAACCATTAGTTCTTTGTTGAAACCTCAAGTTGTTGTTCAGGCTTCGAATGAATCAACTGAATTCAAACCTATTGAATCAAGATATAAGACATTTAGCTCTCAAAGAGCTAGACTTGAACGTGAAGATAGAGAGCGTGCTGCATTAAATAGATCTACATTATCTGCTAAACCAGATAGTTTAATAGATAAACTTGAAGAAGAATTAAAGATTAATGAGACGGAAGAATCTAAGGAGACAAACTAATGCCAGCAGGTGCAGTTCAGGCAACTGTTTCAGCTAACTTAGGTGCTGGACAGGCTTCAGGAACAATCATTCTACAGAACGTAGTAACTATTAACTTTAGATTTGCTGATGGTGTGTTTGAAGTAATTCAGTCTGATCCTCCTAAACTTACTCAGTTTCAGTATTCAGCCGTTACCACTGTAACCTTTACACCTGCTTCTAAGACCGTAGCTATTTCTTAGGAGTTGAAGCCATGCCTTATGATCAAGTAATGCATAAGTTCAAGCATGGCGAATTACATTCAGGATCGAAATCTGGTAAGAAAGTTACTAATCGTAAACAAGCTATTGCTATTATGATGTCAGAAAAGAGAGAAGCTGGTAAAGGTAAGGAAGAATATAAACCAGTTGGTCCTTCTCCTGATGTAGCTAATAAGATTAGTTCAGGAAAGAAAAAGAAGAAGTCTCTTTTCATGAGTCAATAATGCCAAAGATTGATGATAAAGTTGAAGCCTTATTAAGTCAGGTTGTCGATCACTTCGACAAAGAAGATAGAGTTGTGCGTGAAATGCAACTCCGTCGTTGCCGAAGAATGAAGTTATACTGGAATAATTTCTCCCAGATTTACTGGTCTGAGTCAGCTCGTGACTACAGAGTTGTAGCATCTGAATCACTTCCATATAATGATAATGATCAGGAATTCTACGATAGACCTGTTAACATTCTAAGAGCTTTTACTGAGACTATTATTGCTGCATTATCTATTCAGATTCCTGGGATTGCTTGCGTTCCAGATGATGCAGATAACCCACAAGATATCTCAACGGCTAAGAATGGTGATCATATCGCTGAACTATTATACAAGCATAATGATATAATCTGGCAGTGGCTACAAGCTATGTATATACATTGTACTGAAGGAATGGTAGCAGCTTATTGTTATGAAAAATCAGATAAAAGTTATGGATCTTATACTGAGCGTGAATACAAGGATGAAGAAGTAGAATCTTACGTTTGTCCTCATTGTCAAGCTCAACTAGAAGAAGGATTATTCGCAGCACAGCAAGCCGTTCAACAGAATCCTTCTATTGCTGATCAGGTTCAACAAGCTGTCGAGCAACAGATTCAATCTAAGAATTCTGAGATGGAGCAGTTTACTGATGAAATAGATAATCAATTTGGACCAGATGATGATAGTGCTGATTTAGATTATGAAGCTGATAAAGGATTAGTATGTCCTGAGTGTGCTGCTGAATTAGATCCTGAGATGGGTAGAACTAAGCTAATTATACCACGTTTCATTGGAAAGAATAATCAAGCTAAATCTCGTATTTGTATTGAAGTATATGGTGGTCTTTACATCAAGATTGCTAATTATGCTAAGAAACAGTGTGATACTCCCTACTTGATTTATAGCTATGAGACTCATTATACTAATGCTTTGGAAATGTATGACGATCTGTGGGATGAAATTCCACAGGGTGGATGGGGAAATCAAGGTATTCCTGATCCATATGAACAATATGCTAGATTGAATCCTCAATATCGCAATGGATTTCCTAGCGAACAAGTTACAATTAGAAATGCTTGGCTTAGGCCAGCAGCATTCAATATCTTAAAAGAAGAAGATGCTAAATTATTAAAGAAGAAATATCCTGATGGTGCTAAAGTTGTTAAGATTAATCAGAAGGTTGTTGATGCATGTAATGAGAATTTAGATGATTGTTGGACTCTGACAAGAGATCCAATGCATGATTACATAAATCATGACCCACTCTGTGAACTTTTAACAAATATTCAGGATATCACTAACGACCTAATATCTCTTGTGCTACAGACGATTGAACACGGAATAGTTCAAACCTGGGCTGATCCATCGGTTGTAAACTTTGGTGCTCAAAAACAAATTGAAGCAGCTCCTGGTACAGTTACTCCGACGAAACCAATGTCGGGATCGAAGAATATTGGTGAGGCGTTTCACGAAACTAAAAGCGCCACGTTAGCACCAGAAGTATTTCAGTTCTATCAAATTATTAATCAATTAGGTCAGTTTGTATCTGCTGCTATGCCAAGTATTTTTGGTGGTTCTCAAGAATCTGGTAGTTCAAGGACTGCATCTGAATATGCAATGTCTAGGACTGCAAGTCTACAAAGACTACAGACTCCATGGAGAATGTTTACTATTTGGTGGAAAGAAATATTTGGTAAAGCAATACCAGCTTACATGAAGCTCATTAAAGAAGATGAGCGTTTTGTTAAAAGAGATGATAATGGTAATTTCGCAAATGTTTATATCCGTAAAGCTGAATTAGCCGGTAAGATTGGTAGCGTAGAACTTGATGCTAGTGAGCAGATTCCAGTTTCTGATGAAGATAAAGCTCAATTAATTATGAGACTTATGGAACTTAATAATGAAGAAATTACTAGAGCATTTACATCTCCTGAAAATCTACCATTTATTCGTAAGATTGTTAAGATGCCTGAATTTAGATTACCTGGTGAGGATGACAGACAAAAGCAGATGGAAGAAATTCAGGAGCTTATTGCTTCTAGACCTATTCCACCTATGCCAACTGATATTATAACTTCTCAACAAGATCCTAATGCTCCACCACCAGAACCATTACCATCTGTAGAACCAGATCCATTAGTAGATGATCATGCTATTGAAGCACAGATTTGTCGTAACTGGCTAATTAGTGAAGCTGGTAGATTGTGTAAGATTGAGAATCCTCCTGGATATATGAATGTTATGTTACATATGAAAGCTCATATGGCTATAATTGCTCAGCAACAAATGCAAGCAATGATGACTGGTCAACAACCAGGACAGCAACCACCTGCTGGTCAAAATGGTCAGCAACAACCAAAACCTGAACAGAGTTCAGAAATAATTAACGGAGCACAGGCCAATGCCGGAGTCCCCATTCAGTAATATTGCTACTAATGTAGCTGAAGCACCTAAGCCATCATCATCTAATGCTGATGATATTGCAAATTATCTTAAAGGAGATGATAAAACAGAAATTCCTTTAACTGATGACAAGGTTGAAAAACCAAAAGATAAAGATAAGCCTAAGGCAGATGAATTAACTGATGAGTTAGAAGATCTTGAACTTAAAGAAGGTGAAGATGAAGAAGATAAATTAGATTTAGAAAAGCCTGATGAAGATATTACAATTGATTCTCCTCCACGTAAGAAGGAGATAGTAGAGAAATATCCCAACTTCTTCAAGGAATTTCCATTCTTTGAGAAGATGATGTTTAGGGATAAGCAATACACTGAACTTTTTGGCAGCTATGACGATGCTGTTGAAATTAATAACAAAGTTCAGGTCTTTGAGAATTTTGAACAAGACGTCATGCAGGGGAACTTAAAAGGTCTTCTACAAGGAATCAAGAATGTAGATGATAAAGCATTTGATAAAATTGTAGATAATTACTTATCTGAATTATTCGATGTAGATAAAGATGCTGGATTAGAGGTTGTATCCAATGTTGGTAAGTATATTATTAAAGAATTAGCAAATCAAGCTAAAAATTCTAATAATGAAGATATGCATAAGGTTGCGGTTTTTCTTAACCAGTTCTTATTCAATAGTCAACAGTTAACTCCTATTACTAAGAGAGTCAATGATACTGAAGATAAAGAGAGTGAAAGAGTCAATAGAGAAAGATCTGAATTCGTTCAGGAGAGATTTGAAATTTCTGTAAGCGAAGTTCAGACCAAAGTTGATAATACACTGAAAAGCACTATTGCTGATTATATTGATCCTAAAGGTGAGATGACTCCTTACACAAAGAGAAATGCAATTCGTGATGCTCTTAATCAGCTTCATGAATTACTGAATCAAGATCCGGCTTTTGTTAGACATAAGAATAAACTGTGGGAGAATGCAGCCGCTAACAGGTTCTCACAGGATTCATTACGTGGCATTATATCTACATATCTTGGCAAGAGTAAACAGTCTCTCAAGACTGTAATTATGAAGGCTAGAACAGAAGCTCTTAAAGGTGCAAATCCAACATCTCACAAAAGAGATGAAGATGAAGAAGAAAGAACTCCTCAAAGACGAGGACCAATCTCAACTGGTCGTCCACGCCAATCATCAGGTGGAAAAAATGAAGGCCGTAAACCTGGAGAGTCAGTATTAGAGTATCTTTCCAGGGATTAATCAACCACTTGATTTGAGGAGTGTAAATAAATGCCGGCTGTTGTTGAATCTCAAGTAGCAGGAACCGAATTAGAACGGGTTCTGCCTAAGGTATCAGAACTCTTTGAGAGTGATGATAATTTTTACGCTAATATTAAGAAGCGTGACGTAGAAGTAGTTAGCTTCCGCGAAATGAGAGCACCTTTAGCTTTGAGACCTGGAGGTCGTTTCCAGTATTTCAATCCTAATGGTGGTGACTTAGGTCGTGGTGGCGGTCCCACTTGGGATAAAGCTACATTAAAGCCAGTATTCATGGCTGAAGCTATTGAATATACTAAGTTAACTCAGTGGTCCACTGATGACAAGCGAAAGGCTGTAATTGATGCGGTTCGTAAGTTAACCGCTGGAGCATTAGTTGAAATCAGTCGTCAGATTGATTCTCAGCTACAGCAGCCTGGAACTGGCCAGATTGGCGTTATTACTAGCGTATCTACTACTGCTGGTGTTGATACATATAACTTGACAACTGATGGATTTGGCGCTCGTCTTATGCGCTTTGACCAGCAGATTCAGGTGTATGATGCAACATTAGCTACATTTAGAGGTAAGGGCATTATCACTTTCTATGATGTTGAAAATAAGCAGATTCAGGTAACGCCTGCTATTGCAGGTGCAATTGCTACAGATATTATTGTTGTAGATGGTGTGTCTGTTCCTACTAGCTTACCAGCTTTATATGGTGTTCCATATCATCACTCTAATGCTAGCACTGGTACTTGGCTTGGTTTTGATCGCAGCATTACCCCTGAGATCAGAGCCAATAGAGTTAACGCGGGTTCATCTCCGTTAACATTGCCTCTGCCACGTTTAGCTATCAATAAGATTGGTAACCGTGTTGGTATTGATAATAACTTTAAGTGCGTCGCTTGGATGCATCCTGCACAACAGCAGGCTTATGAAGAAATTGGACAGCTGACCTCAATTATTCAGAAGCAGGCTAAGGATGAAGCACTTAATATGTATTTTGGTGATAATATGCAGATGGCCGGAGCGCCTGTTAAGACTCACTTTAACTGGGATAGAACACGTATTGATTTCATTGTAGATTCTGTTTGGGGCCGTGCAGAGATTCTTCCCATTGGATTCTATACATCTGATGGAAGAAGGATTTTTGAATTACGTGGTCCTTCAGGTGGTGTAGCTACCGCTGATATCTTCTATATGGTTGTTGGATTTCAGACATTTGTTCTGAATCCTGCTGCCTGCTCTTATATTGATGCATTAGCTGTTCCTTCGGGCTACTAGGAGATATTACAATGCCACTTAGTGACTTTCTGTTTCAAGCATTAAGCACTGTTCAGGATAGCTTACAGGCTACTCCTAGAACTATTGCTTCTGCTGCAACTATTGATCCTACTACTTTTATTACCTTTGTTAGCGGTGTAGCCGCTGTTGTTAATATTACACCTCCTGTAGTTGGACAGCATATGTTAGTTCTAGTTCCTACAGGTGCATGGACTACGACTGCTGCTGGAAACATTAAAACTGCTTTAGCAGCTAACGTAGCTAACGTACCTGTCTTAGCTATTTATAATCCAATTGAAGCAAAATACTATGTTGGTAAATTAGCCTTAACAGCAGTTTAATCAAACGGGGGCTGCGCATCCTAAAAACGCAGAAATGGAATCTGTGGAGGTGGGTGGATGATTCCTGGTACTGGTCATTCTCGAATATCTGAGGAAGTTGTTGCCTCAGCGACTACTATAACTGTTAAGAAAGATTTAATTAGAGTATCTGGTGCTACTCAGATAGATACAATTTTATCTCCTCTGTTAATGGGTCGTGATGGTGTTGTAATTATGATGACACCAACGGCTGGAAATATTGTATTAGGAGCTGGTGGTAATATTGCTGTAGGTGCTACATTAATTCAGAATAGACTTTATGTATTAGCTTATAGTACTGTGGCTGGTAAGTGGTACATTCACGGAGTAGTGTAATGCCTAATGGATTAATGGGTAGTTCTCATCCTTTTGATAAAGACGAGGAAAAAGAAGTGCCCAAAAAGGATAAAAAGAAGGACGAAACTCCTTTAGAAGTAATGCAGAGAGTATTAGCTGAACATGGAAACATGGAATCTAATATTTCTGTGTCTCATCCTGAATACTGGCAAGCAAAAATAAACAACAATCCTAATAAATAACTGGAGTTCGTCATGTTGTTAACTGAAAAGATAGAAGATATCAACAAGTGGCTAAAGAGAGACTTTGGTTGCTTTCCGGATGATACTCCTAATTGGAGAGTTGTATTAGCTGGTGAACAGACTGAAAAAAGGAGAATGACACATACAGATAGTGGAATGCAATTGTTATTCCCAGAAGTAAGAGAAGTTAGAAAGTATCAGCATATTGATCCAGATAAATATGTATTAGAGCGCCAAGTTCCTGTAATGGGTGATACTGATGTAATTGGTAAAACTTCTTATGAACCAGCATGGACATTTGAAGATAGGCATGGTAATTATTTACCACCTGTTTATATGGCTTGTAAGTTCGTTATTGATCGTATTTATAGTCAACAAGATAAAGCTGGATTCATGAAGAAATATAATGATCCAGAAACAGATCCTGAATATAGAGAACAAAGAGTAAAGGATATGGAATTCAAATTGTTTGGAAACGAAACTCCAGTCGGTGATGCGTTAGCTCACGGATATGGAATCACAGTCCCAGAAAACTTCTCAAATGAGAAGAAAGAGGTGAAAAATGGGTGAAATTGGAGCTAGACTGGTAGGTGAGTTCATTCCACCTAAGCCGTTAATACGTTCTATGAAGAATCCTAATGATAAAGCTACTATTGTCAGTATCTATCCTAAGGACATTATTAAAGAGAGGAAACATACGTTAAATCCTGGTGAGTGGTCAATTCCTGCTGGAAAAATAGATTTTCCTTCTGTTACAGTAATTGGAGTTTCTAGCTGGTGGCAGGATTTAGGTGATCAAAGACCCGCTCAGGAGATCCCAGTTTCTTCTGTAGCAATAGCTGAATCTTTAATTCGTGATTATTGTAGTGGTTTATTAGGAGCATCTGTCGATACTGCTATGCCAGGTCTATTCTACATTCCTGGTGAATTAACTGTTGAAAAAGTACAGAAAGATTATAAAATGAAAATTGCTGAAGCTAAACTTAAACAGGATAGATGGTTCCAGACATTAGTTAAGTTAGCTGACGGTCTTTGGAGTAGAAGTAATAACAATCCTTTAGTTATCATGGATGAAATGAAGCTAGCCGCTATGGAATTAGGTATAGATAGATTGTGGACTAAGAACTTTTCTAACGTCGAGATGGTCAAATGTAAGGGTTGTGGAAACATTCGTAATCCTGAATTTCCAATTTGCCCATCTTGTAGGATGATTGATCAGGATCATCCTGAAGCTAAGAATTTGAAGTTCGCTGCACAGTAGAAGGTGGAGATATGGCAGTAACTTGGCTGCAAATTCTAGCAAAATCAGCGGCTTTGATGAACGATCAGGATAGAGCCGTCTATACTGATATCGTTCTACTGCCATATCTCAACATGGCTAGATTAGAATTACAAGAAGTATTCGAGCTTAATGAGATACCAGTAACTGCTGAAACTTCAGCGATTATTACTGTACCAGCAGGAGTAGCTGGAGCTATTACTTCTATTCCAATTAATGCTGGCACCGTTCCATTAGTAACTCCTTCATTACCAATTGATTTAGTAGAAATTCAACAATTATTTGAATCTTATACAGGTCAAAATAATTGGGTTCCAATGACTAAGAAAGAATATCTAACTCCATCTATGTTAGTTGGTAACACTCCTATTGCTGTATTTGGTGTGTGGGCTTGGATGAATCAGGAAATTAGAGTTCCGTCTTGTAGCCAAATTAATGACCTTAAGATTGATTATATTAAATCTCTATTCACTGAAATGGCAATGAGTGATTTGACAAGAAATAATAATATCATCAATACTGATACTTTCTTCCAGTATAGAGTTGCAGGTTTAGTTTCTGAATTCATAGAAGAAAATCTCACTAGATCACAAGGATTAAATCAATATGGTGTTCTTGGTCTTGAACGTTCATTAGGAATTAATGTTAAAGGTATGCAGTCTATTGCTATTCGTAGGAGACCATTTAGAGCCGCTTATAAGAGAAGAAAGGTTCTACTTTAACATGGAGCTATTCTGGTT